GGAAAGACAAAGGGAAGAAAAGGGGTGACCCCGCCCCGGAACCGTGGGACCGATTTGTTCGGCCCACCAGAGGTTTCAAATGGAAAAACAAAGGGAAAGAGATAGAGGTCGTACGGAAGCGAGTCGAATACGGAACCTACGTTGATTTCCCCTACCGGGGGGCTCATCACTTTAGGGACCGTTTGTACGACAAGCGTATTTCGTACGATCATTGGGACGTGGTGTGCACGGCGATTGAACGCCTCTCCGTTGACGATGACGGAGAACCACCGCGCCCCGTTTCTATCGAGGCTCCGACCGTTTGCGCCCGGTCGAAAGAGCTGAGGAGGAAGGCGCGTGCCATTGTTAAACTGCTCAAGACCGATCAACGGCTAAAGACGGTTCATCCGTTACCTCCAACTTCCAGCTTCGTTTGCGGTAGCCTCCGCAGACAGGTTAGGTCAATGTTCGCTCCTGAGCTTACCGTTGCTCAAGAGCTCTCCATCAAGTCCTCGGCGAAAGCCGAGGCACAACCATGTTTGTACTGCGAAGGCCTGCAGGAAGAACAGTTGGAGAAATGGAAAAAGGCTAGGCGCCAGCCTCAGGATGTTGACCGGCAACATCTCGAAATGTTCGAGGCAGCATTCGCCAGGAATGTGCCTCAGGGTTGGGACAAAGGGAAGGAGCGTGTCTGTATGGTCCCGAACGGACACGCGACGAATTCCTTTTCAAGGAGGGAGGGCGGTAATTGGAACCGCCAAGAGTTCGATGCGGAGCCGAGTGTGAAGTTGGTACACTCAGCAGGCAAGCCTCGAATTGTGACACTGTACTCGAGTCATAATTCGGAGACCCTCAAGCCGCTCCACGATCGTCTCTACTCCGTCCTCAAACGGAAGGGATGGCTTCTTGTAGGTAGCCCAACCTATGAGAGGCTTAAACGTCTATCCGATGGATGCGACGGCCGTGATTGGCTGTCGTTTGACTATAGCTCAGCGACTGATAATATTAAGCTGAGCTATGTACGCGCCATGGTAGACGTTTTAAAACAAAAGAGTGTGGGAATGAGTGTTGACGAGATCAACTGTCTTGACGTTCTCGGAGACCTTCGGGTCGATGAAGAGTCCGCGCATAGCGGGCAGCCGATGGGAAGCTTGATGAGCTTTCCACTGCTCTGCTTGGCAAACAAGACGGTCGTCGACATGGCGCTGTCCTCGCTCTTGACTAGTGGGAAAATCGACTTCAAGGAATGGAGTCGTCATCGCTGTCTGATCAACGGCGATGATTTATTAACCAAGGACACCAGTAGTGGTGGACTAGTCGACGCGATTGTGGCCGAAGGTTCGAAAGTAGGCCTCGTCGTGAATAAGGAAAAGACTATGAGACACCCTGAACTCGGAGAAATCAATTCCACCGTGTTCAAGAACTGTGTCCTTGAGAAAAAAACGAATGTGAGTGCCCTTTGGATGGGCTCTGATGTGAGCGATGTGCTAGGATTCGCTCGTGAGGCGACAACGACCCCACGGGGTTTTCGGATGGTGGTGCTGGCCAACGCGTCGAGACTGGCTCGACAGAAAATAAAAACAGCGCACCACCTCCCCGGAGATCTTGTGAAACAGATCCTCACGTCCAAGCGTTTGAAGCACGCCATCAGTGCCCAACCATCCTCGAGGGTTCCAGAACTCACCAACCTCTTCCCTGTTGAAACTATGCCCGATGGTTTCGCTTTATCATGGGAGGAAAAGGTTGAGGTGTTGACTGCCAGAGTCAATAGGGTCCGGGACGAAGGACAGTGGAGAAGTCTACCGACAGAAAGGAGAAGATTAACTCGGTTGCGAAAGGACTTGGCCGCTGCGCCCGGGGAGCGACTTCCTGGAAGGAAGATATTTAAGTTGCTCCAGCCAAAAAAGACCACCCCTGAGAAGACAGTTTTGTCTATCTTCGCTCGGGAGTGGGAGAGGAAAAGAAAGGAAGAATTACTCGCGCTCTCCACTCACGACGATCCAACGATGATCGTGAGTGATCTAAGCGGTATCGATCGCATTCTGGATGCGATACGATATGAAAGACTGACAAATGAAAAGTTGGGCGTGCGCGCCGTCGAGGCCCC